GAAAATACCCTCAACTGCTGCAAAAGCAACCAATCTTTCTTGAAACGAAGCATTTTGAATCCAATTCAATGCCCAATTTGCTTTTTTCTGTACCGCAGGTAATCTATCAATTGCGTGGAAACATTCGTCTTTTTCCTCAGCACTTGAAACATAAGTATCAATAAGTAACGAGTACATTAATGAATGTATATTTTCCATCATTAGTTGAAACCCATAAAAGAATTTCGCCTCAGGGTATTGAACTTCTTTTAAGAAGTTTTCCGCTAAATTCTCATTTACAATACCATCGGATGCTGCAAAAAATGACAATATATTCTTAACAAAATACTTTTCGTTATCTGATAAATTTTCCCAATCACGAATGTCGTTTGTTAAATCTATTTCCTCTGCAGTCCAAAACGCCGCTTGATGTTGTTTGTAGTATTCCCAAATGTCATTATGTTCAATAGGGAAGATAACAAACCTATTTGGGTTTTCTTTTAAAATTTTTTCCATAATTATTTTTTTTACGATTGTTGTTCTCTTTGTTTTCTCTTTTCTAAGAGTTCTTTAACTCTGTCACGTTTTCTTTCTTCTTGTTGTTCTCCAAACCCTAAGAAGGTTACAGATGACTCTGTATCAATTTCAAGTAGTTCGTTGTTAAACTTACAGTTCTCAAACACTACCCCATCTTTACCAATACGTGATTTGGTAATAGCAATTGTTGCCAAGTTCATTTCTTTTTGTTGTAAAGTTTTAGCCACAGTAATGATAACGTGTCCAACTTGTGCTTTCTTAATAGAACCACCCATTTGGTCGGTAGTAACAACCTCAGAAGATATAGAGCTTCTATTACCCTGTGTTGCTGTCCATCCAACCAATGATAGTTCGTGACACATTGCCTCAAAACCTCTCATTACCGAACCCTCAGCTTTCCATTCATCTTTACTTGAACTTTCAGGAACAACGCAATCAATGTAGTCCAAAAGAACCAAGTCAATCTTTGTACCATCAGCAATCATCTTTCTGATTTGGTTTTTGATTTGGTTCATAGTCATTGAATCTGAAGGAAGCTTTTTCATAATTAACTCGTTCTTCATTGTTTCTTTGATGTCTGTAAGTTTGGCCATAACCTCTTCTTTGTGATTTACCAAGTTGTCTGGTTCAATACCTGTCCAAAGTGTGAAGTGTTTACGTTGTACAATCTTTGGGTTGTCCTCAAAAAATATTTGAAGAACATTATACCCAAGATTAAACGCAGTGTTCGCAATCTTTGTTAAGATAGTGGTTTTACCAACACCTGTGGGTGCTAAGATAACACCAATTTCTCCTTTTGCCAAACCACCTTTAAGTAATCTGTCAATACCTGGTATTCCTAATGGAATTGGGTGTCTAAAATCCTCATCAAGTACTGTGTCAAGGTTAGAAAAAACATCAGTTGTACCCGTGTCTTTTTCTCCAACTTGTAGCGCTTCACGAACCAAACTCTCAACTTTGTCATAAGATTCAAAGTCACCTTCAGTAATAATCTTTTGGGCTTTGTCCATCGCCTTTTGAAGTTCTTGTTGTTTACAGAACTTTAACGCTTTCTCTTGAACAAACTGTGTTCCTTCAAATGGGGCGTCTTTTACTTGTTTGATGGTGTCAAGGACAATTTTTGCTACTAATTCTTGTGAAATTTCAGATTTAACTATTTGTTCAAGAATATCAAAATTAGGTGTAGACTGATATTTCGCATGATACTCCTTTGTCATCTGCAAGATGATTTTAAAGTACTTGTTGTCAAAATAAGCACTTTCAATAACATCCATAATTGATGTTGAAAATTCTTTATCTACAATAAGTTGGTTTAAAAGTTGTATCTGGAAAGTGTTCCCTAAGTAGTCAAAATTCTTATTCATATCTTGTTTTTGTAATCCCCTGTTTTATTAAATATTTACTTGTTTAGGTCAAATCCCAAATATTCAAAACTTAATTTTGGGGCTGAAAAAATGTCAGTTAATTCACGGAGAACGTCTTTTAAAAAGGGTCGTACGTCAACCGTATAACGAACTTTTGGTGGGAATAATTTTCCGTCAAAGTATCTGTGACAAATTGTCTGCTCCCCAATTCTAACATAAAGATTGAATTGTTCGCTACCTTCAGTATATGAAGTGTCCATAATTGCAGGGTCATTAACAATTGCATCTTTGTTATCAATCATATAGATAACCGTCTTCATCTTTAAGTGATACTGAAGTTCTTCTTTCAGTTGTTTCATAAAGTAATACAATTCCAATGAGTTTTTTGCCTCAGGATTGAATCCTCTAACGTTAAAGAATCTCTGAACTACGATGTTGTCATTCAACGTCAATAGGAATTCCATTTTGGTGCTGTCTTGCTCTTTCATAATTTAATTTTTGTTTGTTATGTTTCTTTTTTCTTTTCTTGTTAATTTCATAAATGGTTTGAGGAAGTTGACCCAAGCTTCATCATTCTTGGGTAGATACTTAAAGAGACCGTCTTCCATCATCATTCTCATTAAGTTTTTGTAACCTCTATCTGTAGGGTCTATCGTGTCCATCAATATCTGTTCCACCAATTCTTTTCCATCATCTGTTATTAAAGGATTACTAAGGTCTACTATAGTTTTATTGGTAAGGTAAAACTGTTCTCCAATTATAGTTGATTTTGTTTTACCTTCCAAAAGATTAACCAATGTTTTTATAGGTTTCTTTTGCGGGATATTTCGTGCATAATCCAAGATTTCTTCTATAGTGCATGGTTTCTCCTGCACCTGAGGGAAAAACTTAACTAATGTTTTTTCTCCAAGACCTTGGATTCCATCAATATTATCAGATTTGTCACCCGTAAATATTTTTGTTAATAATACATTGTAGTGAGGTATATCTACTTTGTTCAGAGATATCATATCTCCGTTTTTAAAGTATTGTTTTGTGATAGGTGAATAGATTGTCACATCAGCCGAGATAAGCTGTGTAAGGTCCTTATCTGCAGAAAAAATGATAATCTTTTCGTCTTTAGATATCTTACAATAATAAGCAATAAGGTCATCCGCTTCATTGTCATGCATTTCAACTTGTCTTACAAATATCTCTTCAAGATATTGTTTGATTCTGGACTTCTGATACAAATACGATTCGTATTTATATTCATTCATGTCTTGTCGTCTGTTTGCCTTGTACTGTGGATATATGGATTTTCTAATAGATGAGTTTGAGTCCCCATCCCAAAACACAACAACTTTATCATGGTTGTGCTCTTCAAGGAATTTGCGGAGTATGTTCACAAAGTGAAATACTCCACCCACATGAGCCCCGTCGTTATACACGTCTTTTGCTCCATGGAATCCTATCTTAAATAAATTATCTCCGTCTACTAATAATGTTTTAATCACGTTTGTGATTTATAATGTGAACAACATACTAATCCTCTTTCTCTTCTTTTAAATCAAAATCTAAAGATGTAACTCCAAGAATATCTTTCCAATAGTCAGCATGTTCTTTTTTGTAAGCCTCAATAGATATTTTTTCTTCTGCAGCTTCTTTTCCTGCTAAGAACCCGTGTGGTGTTACAATTATCTTTCCATCTTCATAACCCAATCCATTGATGTGGTTTTTCATAACAGAAACTTTTGTTCTAATTGCAAACTTAACACTTCTCTTATCTTTTGTTGCGGTAATCTTGTTTGTTCCCGCTCCTTTTTGATTACCAAATAAGAATACTAATGATGAGTTTAACCAAATGGCCTCACCACCTTTAGCTTTAATTTTTGGTTGACCAAACGGATTGTCAGGTAATTCAACCCATGGTTGGTTAACAATAACCAACGTGTTTTCGTATTTTGAATCAGATTTACGAGAACCTGAAATACGTTGGTTGATACCCATACCAATTTTGTCTGCGAGTGTAGACGCGTTGTGTTGTTTACCACCTTTACCTTCAAAGGTCATCTTACAAGGAACTGAACCAACAGAATCCCATAAGAATAATAAACTATAATCCAACTCACCTTTTTCTTGTGCGTCTAACAAACTATTGATGTAGTCAGTAATTTGTTCAATGTAGTTGAAATTGTTATTGAAGATGTAAAAACCATCCCAATCTAATTCCCCTGTTGCTTCATCAACAACTTCTTCACAATCAAAACCCATAAGTTTTGCGTGTTCAAAAGACCATTTTTGTTCTGTAATAATGAATACAGGTAAGATACCTTTCTTCTGAGCATCAACGGCAGTTTTGACTAACGCTGTAGTTTTTCCTGTATCTGAGTGACCCAACAACATATTCAAATGTCCGATAGCGGGACCAGGTAATCCAACCGCATCTAAGAAATCTTGTCCTAAGTCAAAGAATCTTTGGGGTTTGTATTTTGCAGAGGTTGAGAATTTCTTCTTAACTGAACTGAAATCGTTTTTCTTTATTGCCATGTGTGATATAAATTAAATCATGCATGGTACCATACAAGATACCATACATGATGTGTTTTGTTTTATTAGAAAGGTAATTCTGTGTCAACCTCGTCATTCGCTTGAGGGTCAACGATAGGTGTTTTTGTTTCAGCTTTTTTAGCTCCACCCATAGATGTTGTAGATTCGCTGCTGTTTAGATAAACATACCCACCTTTATCACTATCCCATTTTGGAGTTTCTCCACGAGCGATTGCTTCAAGATAGTCAACAGGTTTTTTAGAATATACGTCCAACCAAGTCAACTCGTCATTAATCCAAGAGTCACCTTGAACTTTTTCTTCGTGGATTGCTGTTGGGTCGTCATACATAATTGTAGATACACTTGTGTATTCTTTACCTGCAGGTGTTTTAGATTTTGTTAATTCAATGATAAGGTCACGTCCTTTTTCAGGGTCAGTGATATCACCTTTGTTTCTCCAAATTGGAATGATTTTATCCAAGATACCATCATTCTTGTAATTGTGTTTAAATCTCCAAAACTTTGGACCGTCTTCTTCGTGGTCTCTGTCAATTACTTTTACGATATAGAATTTACGAGACTTATATTGTTTCGCCAATTCTTTATCAGATTCTTTACCTGTTGACATCAATTCTTCATAAACCTCATTTAATGGAGAACGCTCATTGTCATTCTTTCCTGGGTCATAGAATTTTTGCCATTGTCCACCTACTTGGATTTCGTGATACCAAGCTTCTTTAAATGGTGAAGAACCATCTGGTGTAGGTAGGATACGTACTCTACGTTGTCCTGATTTCTCTTTGTCTCCTAAGATTAAAGCGAAATACTTTTTCATTCTTTCGTCTTGCGACATTTTGCTTTGGGCCCCGCCCCCTTGTTGTGATTTTTCGTACTGTGCCAATACGGCGTCTAATGAACTCATCATGTTTTTCTATTTTTAAATTGTTAAGTTGTTATGCAAATATAGTATAGTTTTCTGGTTTTGTCAAATAAAAAAGCCACCTTTTGGGTGGCTTTCATTAGTATCTCAATTAATATTATTTGTATTGATATTCATCTTTGAATCCGTTTCCTTGAAAAGAACCTTTGATGTCGTTAACATTAATGTCTGTAACATCATCAGGAGTTAAAACATAATCATTTTTTCCCGTTTTTTCCATCTCTTCTTGTTTGTCATCAAAAAATTGTGAAAGTTTTTGGTTGAATGGGTATGAATCATAACTTCTTAACTCTAATTTTTCTTGAGGTGTCTTTTCTCTATACTTCTCAATTTTGTTTTCAAGAGCATTAAGTTTATTCATAATCGCATCCATCTCACCTAATCTTGATTCCAATTTACTTAATTGACCAAATAAGTTTTCAAAATAGTCGTCTTGTTTAGATTGAATATCTTTTTGAGCCGTAACCAATTCTGTGATGTCTAATTCTTCTGAATCAGATGAACCATCTTTCTTTTCGTCAGATTTACCTTCATCATCAATTTTTTCAACATCAGGGTCGTTTTCAACATCAATTGGGTCTGACCCGACTGGTGCCGCTGGTGGCGGTGGAGGTATTACCGCAGCGTCTGCTGGTGGCGGTGGAGGTGTTGCTCCTGCTTCAGGTGCTAATGCTCCTAAATCTAAAGGTGCTTCAGCTTCTTGCTCCATTATATACTTATTGATACTTCTGTATCTATTTATTTCACTTAATATTTTTTTATCTAAACTCATAGTATTAACCGTTTAATAATTGTTTTATACCGTTAGCAGTTTCAACTCTAACTTTTCTGTTGGCAGTTGTTTGGTACCCAGCTCTTTCAATAAGACCGTCTCTTTCTCTTACAGTATAACAATCTCCTGTATCTAAGTCGCAAACTTGTTTAGTTCCGTCACCGTTATCTTCTTGGGAGAATCTTGTTGATTTACCAAGGTAGTTGTCTAATGCTGATTTAATATCCATAATAATGTTTCTATATAAATATATGATTAAATTATAAAGTGAATGGAGGTCCTGTCACTGTTTGTTTTAATACTTGACCTCCAACTGGATATGTTTGTCCATATGGGTAATACTCTATTTGTAATTTAAACACTCCTTTACCTGATAGAGTACATTCATTAGTATATTTTGTGTCTATACCACCAAGACAACTATATGCGGCAATTTCACCATTAGAATTAAGATATTGAATAGGTCCCTGATTTTGTAAATCAAAGTTTGGGGCGTTGAATTTAAATGTAATGTAACCACTATTGTCAGGTTTTTTTATGTTGTAATATTGAAATCCATTACCTTGTAATGATGGACTTTCACCCACTAATGTAATTGAAAGTGGTTGTTCAGGGAATGTTGGTGTTGTTGATGGCGTAGGAGTAAAATTAAAATTAAACGATTGCGGTACGTTTTGAGGATTTTTAACTTTATCGGTAGGAACGGCAGTAACAGTAAATTTAAGGTTAACTGTTTGTCCATCTTTAACAGGAACTGTTTTAAACTCAGGTATTGGGTTATTAACCAATATGTCCGCAACATTATTATAAGTTATGTTAAATGTATTGTTTGATACGTAACCTAAAATTGGTGTAGTAACAGTTCTATTTAAAGTCTGTGTTCTAACATTATTTACAATTGTGTTATCATAAACCGAAACAATCATACTTACTTCATTTTGTAATGTCCAAGTATTAAGTGCCGCAGCATTAGGATTAACCGTAACAATTAAATTTAAAGTTGTTCCATTTGGAGTTGTTTGTGTATTATCATCTAAAGTAACTGGTCCAGTTTGTTGTGGTTGAGTATTAGTATTTGTTGAATTACCTGGTGTTGGAGTTACTTGAGCGGGGTTATAAGTAAACCCACTTAAAGTTGTTCCATTACCGTAAGTTCCTCTAAGAACTATTGGGTTAGTTTGTGCGGTAGTTGTATTACTATAAGGAACAACAACACTAATGTTAAATGCATTTAAAATAGTAATTCCTGTAGTTGTAGTCACATTATTTATTGTTACACCTGTTACTTCGTCTAAGTTCTTACCGACAATAGTTAAAATAGTACCACTCACACCCGTTAACGGTGATAAAGATGTTATAGTTGGTGGAGGACATGATGGTATAACATTTGTAGTTGTATTTAAATTGTTTGGTAGTGGTGTCACTCCCGCATATGTATCGGCAATTTTTTTCTTTTGTTTGGCATTTGCAACTTTTAATTTTGTTGTTGCCTCAACATTTAATCCTGCATCACCTGCCGATTTAAACGCTTTATTAAATGTCGCTTCTAAAGTTTTAAATTCTGTTATATGAGAATCAAAATATTCTTCTGTAACTCCAGCAACTGGCCAATAACAAACATAATACTTAGTAATACCTAATCCTGTAGTTGCGCCAAATACCCTACTTACATTTGCGGATAATTTAGATATCATAAAGTCAAAGAATTTTCCAATAGTATCAAAATTTGCAATAGGCTGTGATGTTTTTTCACTTGTTAAGTTTGGAATATTAACACAAGAGTATTTTTTAGGACTAAAGAATCCACTACTTTCACCGTAATCTGTTGTTAATGTTACGTTAGCATAATTGTTATTATAACCATAAAATTTATTTTCATTAAATATTTTAGCATAACATATCATGTAAATAAGAACTTGTAAATCAGGGTTATTCGTTTTCTTTTCAAGTTCAGAAACAAATTGAGATGGGGTAAGACTAACAGTGTTTGATGTCTGTGCGTCACCAAAACTATTATAGGCGGTTGCCAAATTATTACGACACGAGTTTTGTGCCGCGGCAGTACTATCACCTGTTTGACTCACATATTTAGATTTATTAATATTTGTAATAGCCTTACCTGAAACATCATCTTTTTTACTTTTAATAATAGCCTCAATTTTACTCAATAAATTTTGATTAATACTTTGTAAATAAGTGTCTATTGACGGTAAATCATATATCCCTTGTCTTGTACCTTTAAACGTTGTTTGAAAACTTCCTTGTGTAATATTATGGTCTACTTCAGTTATAAAATACGGACCATTAAACATTGGAACATGTCTAAGATTAAAATACATTGTTGGTTGCAATAAAGCATTACCTAAACAAACAACACTACATTGATAACTTCTCTGTTTGTATAAATTATATAGACTAACATTTTGTGTCGCAACATTTCTACCTGACGCTTGGTCAACCATATTAAGTTGGGTTTGAATACTTTCAGAAGTTGCTCTTCCTCCATCCATTCCAACCTGCAACGAATAAAATATATTTTGGTTTCTAATACCAACATCAACATTAAAACCAACACATTTATTTGAAACCGCATAATCTTTTTTACCTGCAGGGTCTTCAATTAGTGGGTTATCCGACGCTCTTCTTAATTCAAAAGCGTCGTCCCTAAATCTTGAATTTCCTTTTGGTAAATCTAAATGTGTTGATGGTTGACCAGCATAAAAACAAATCATTTTAGGCCCTGATTTTCTATAATCAACATCTAAAAATGTTCCCCACATGTTGTCAGCAAATTCTAATTTACCTTCAGGTTGCGGTATTGTAGTACCATCCACATCTTGTATATTATAAAAATTAACATAAGCAGGTAACGGCATCACATTAAATTTATTTTTAATTAATAAACCACTAACAAATGTGAATACACTCATTTCCATGTTAAGAGAATTCTTACTGAACATATTTTTTAAGTCAAAAATATCAATAATAATTGTATCACCAATATTTCTTGATGCTCTATCTAAAAACATAAAATCTTCAAATAAAGTTTTTGAAGTATAATCTGACCCAGCAATCCACTTATCATTTAATCCTTTAAATACTTCATAATTTTCTACCTTACTTTGTTGCCCGTCAATTGTACTTTGAATTACTCTTTCAGGTAATTGTTGTTGGTCAGGTAATTTATCTCTTACTTTTGTTAGAATTTGATTTAATATATTGTTTTGAAACTGTGAGGTCAATCCTAAATAAGTTTCAAGACTGTTTTTAAAATCAGCTGGATTTAAATTTGGATTATACAATTTTTGTGTGGCATACATTTTAATAATTGGCGCCAACAGTACTACATTATCGGAAGTAAATTCAATATTATTATCAATAAAAAAATCTGTAATATATGAACCATTATTATCATATATTAAATTTTCAATTGTTGAAAATCCTACTTCCGTTTCTAATGACAACCAAGCTTGTGGATATCTTGACTTAGACAATGCCAAAGTAATTGTATTGGCCTTTGACGGTAAACTATCTTTAATATATGGTGCAAAGTTAATTGGGTCTTGTATTGGGTAATCTCCATTACCTTGAGTCAAATAAGACGCCATTACCCTTCTATCATATTCTGCAGGGTTACCGTATTTTAAAATCACATCGTACTCTAAAAACGATTTTATAGTATTTGAAAATATTGTTAATTGTGATTCCCCAATAGTTTTAAAATATTCTCCAGTCGTGACAGAGTCACCTTTACCTTCAATTTCCATTAAATTTCTAAACAAGTATTGGAAATTTTTAAATAGGGCATTTTGGTCAACAGGTGAAACACCAATAGGTACAACAAGTTGTGGACCTAAATCAATATTGGCAACTGGTTTAGAAAAGTTTAAAAACTCCTGTTCAAATTTATCTAAAATAGTTTTATCAAAAACAGAAAATATTTCTTCAATTTTTGAATAATCAAAATCATTTAAGAGTTTAAAAGATGATTGTTGTTTTGTACCAGTTTCAATTTTATTTATATAAGAATCTGGTAGCGGCCTTGAAATCTCGCTATTTTTAAAATAACCATAATTTGGTGATGACCATAATAATCTAACGGAACCGTTATAAATTGATGGGTTGTTAATAAATGGACAAACAGGAATATTATTAACTAAACATTCATTTTTAACTTGGTTAATTTCCGAACCAAAAGACGGTACCACATAATATTTTACCGCAGTTGTGTTGTTACTTGGGTTACATACATTTCCAACATCTGTTGGGTCAAAAGTATTATTAGGTAACACAACTGACCATGTTTGAATAGTTGAAAATATTGAACTTGCAATTAATGGAAATGCAACACTTTGTGCATTAATGTTTGAATCCGTAAAATTATATACTTTAACACCATTATCTATACTTGCCTGTATTTCTGTATCAGTATAACCACTGTATAAATCATAACCATTATAAAAAACATTAAAGTCGTTAATTACTTTTGGGTAAAATCCTGTTTGAATTTTGGTTATGTTATTTGCGGAACTTTGTAATGTAATCTTATTAACACCGTCAAAATTAAAGGTATATGTTTTAGTATCTGAACTTGTTATTGGGTCAAAATTTGTTTTGTAATTAAAATCTTTCCATGCCGAATCTAAAATATCAACATTACTATTAACGTAAGTTTTATATCTATACCACACAGAACCCATTTTTAATACCCAAGCATATGGCATTTTGTGAATCGCTCCAAACTTTTTAAAACAAGATGCAATATAATCTAAGTCACTTGAAACACCATTTGTTTTATATTTTTCTTTTAGAGATGCTAACGGTAAAGAATTAATAAATAGATAAGCGGCTTGTGTGTATGGATACGGGTCTTTCCTTCTCCAATTATAAACACCATTTTGAATTGCATTAACAAAATAAGGTGTGTTCAACATTGAGGTTGTTGTTTCAATTGGTATATTTTTACTTGGTGAAAGGTAGTTAACATATCCTTCTGTAGGTATAAAATAAGTGGGGTCTTTTCTAATTAAGTAAAACCCATCCAAACCAATTGAGGTTATTTGATTTACTGGATTGGAAACATTTAAATATGAAAAATTAGTAACAGGTCTATTTTTACTGTAATCGTAAACACTATTAAAATTTGAAATGACATCTCTATCTTCAAAAACCGTTAATACTCTATTTGTATTATACACAGAATTTTTAGTACTACTAACACTATTCGCCATATTTTTAGAAACCCATGTTGGGTCCGTGAATGGATAAGTGTCAATAATTAATGGGTCGTTAGTTACATTTTTGGTTAATTGTAATAGTCCATCTGAGTTTGTAGTTGTTTGAGGTTCTTTACCCAAATCAGTTAAACTTAAAATATTAAAAGAATTTTGAGTTAAATTTCTAAGATATGGTGTAACAAAAAAATCTCTAAGGTAATCTTGATATGCCCTACCTGTACCTTGATTTGATATGTTTGATAAAAACTCTGGGTAGTTTTGCGCGGTAATATTATAATTTTTAAGTTTTAATGTTAAAAATGGTGAACTTATACCCAAACCTGTTACAATGTTATTTGTTTCAGCACTAACAATTAATTTTGTTAGTTGGTCTATCTGATTGTTATTTGCTCTTATAAATCCAGAATAATTTGATGTTAAAAATTGTCTTTCCCATATTTCATAAAAAAACTTAATTTCTTCTTTATTGACATAGGCAATACCTTCTGAAGGATATTCAATTGCATTTACATTAATAATGTTTGTAGTGTTTTGACTATCTATTGTAGGTTGAGTTATAGGCAGATTAAATTTTTGTGTTAACCCTTTCATATACTCTTCAACAAATTCAACTTCAGGCCATTTGTCATAAAGATATCCTTTAGTTAAATTAACTACTGAAGGGTCGGCAATATATTTTAATTGGAATCTACCTTTTTTATCTTCAGGTGTTTCAACAAAAAATTGAGGCCATGGGTAAACAGGTATTTGTCCGTTAACTAACCCTTGATTATCATTTTGAGCGGCATTAGTAATTTTAACATTACCCTCTGTATCTGTACCTTGAGCGGATGATGGGTTATCAAGTATGGCGTTTTTTCTTACAGGGTCATATTTTACATTCCAAGCATTAGTATGAACCTCATCAAGTAAGCGAATGAATCCTTCAGCCGATGCCATAATTACCGCACAAATATTTCTAACAGTTGGTTTAAACCCAAGACCTGTAGACGAGTCTTCAATCTTTTTAGCCAAATCTGCGGTTATAGCTGTTTCATATTCAGATAACTTTTTATTAGCTTCGGTTTCCATCTTTGATAATAAATTTTGAAATTCATCAAAAATAAATGCACCTGGTTTAACCAAATTCCCAAACAGATTTTCAAATGTAGTATTAGAAGTGTCCTTTTCTAAAGTTGGTTTAAACCCTTTTTCTAACAACAATAAAACCGCTTTAGTATCTGCGGTTGTTGGTGATAAAACACCTGTTTGTGATGTTGTTGTTTTAACTATGTCTATTTCGGTTGGTGCAACTTGTTTAACCATAGTATTATATGTTATACTATTTTTAATTGGTGTTTTACCTAACGTACCTAAAGTTGGGTTAGGACCCAAAACATTAACGTTAAAATCAATAGTATACGCACTTAATAAACTTTTAGCCTCTTCTTTTTTTGTAGGATTATCAATAAACTCTTGTTTGAAAATATAAACTTCTTGATTAGTTCCTTTTAATATTATTGGTTTTGGATTCATGTATGTATTAAACCAAGAATCTTTATTACCATAAATCTCATTAAAATAATTTTTTAAACCTTCTTTATAATTTCTAATATTAGTTAATGGTTCAATAATAACTGGCGGGTATGCATTTTGAATTGTTTGTTCAAATGTTTGTAATTGATTCATTAGTTGAGCCACTGTCCATTCTGGAAAATCTGGACTAAGTAACCCTTTAGCTTTATACTCACTATAAACTTCAGTAATTTTTTGATATCCTCTCTCAGTAACTAATTCACTTGTAAAATTGTCTGTTGATATTGTAGACTGACTTCCCGACGCTCGGTCAACCGTGCCTAATTGAGATTGAATGTTTGCGTTTCCTGCCCCCTCAGGAGATGTTGGTGATTTTGAAACACCAAAAGTTGTACTGTACATGTGTGGAGTAGCAAATAAACTACCCATTGAAATTTCATTTAAAATGTTAAATTTATATCCAACAAACTCTAATGTTATTTGGTAATTTCCACTGAACGTGTTGAACCTGGCATTAAATGTTTTAAGATTTAATTGATATCTAATTGCTTGTCCGTAATAACCTTTAAGGGTTAAATAAAAAGGGCAATATGGTAAATTAAAAAATGCCGAATAAGGTGAGTCATTTCCTAATTGAAACAACGCTCTTCCTTGGATATCTTCCAATTCCATCGTTACTTGTGGTACAAAAGACGAATTAGTTTTAACTGAAATACTTGTAATACCTAATAATCCATTGTCTGTCGCGGTTTGACCTGGATTGTTAACAGTCATTTTTGAATATGGTTTGGTACCATTTTTTGGGTCAATAATTTGTTCCGTCATTTGGTTTACACCTAAACCATTTCTTGAGTTTTTACCCGTTAATTCATCATAATAACCAGTAGTTAAATTAGTACCTTCGGTAGGTCTTAAAAAGTTCATTTTAGCAACAGATAGAATTCTAATCCTATCTTCGGGGCTACCACCCACAGACAACTTTGTTCTTGGTACAACTTCAGCCTCAAGATTGGCGTACATCACCAAATTCTCATGGTCAACCAATCTTTCACGAATATTTCCAAACGCATCAATGGTTTTATTAGGGTCAACTACAATAATATTATTGTAATCAAACTCTACTAAAACATTACCACTGTTATCTCCTTGTACATTACCTGCCATAATAATAAAAATAGTTATCTAATGACGCTTTATAGTCTTGTAATGAAGGTAGTAGAGGATAAGGAATAATCAATATAGCACCATCATATATATAATTTTCTAAACCCCCAAACTCAGGATTTGCTTGCAAAATTAACCATCCAAAATACGGAGAGTTATAAAATTCTTGGGAAACAATATCTAACCTACTTCTAGCAACTTTATATATGTAAGTCTTATCTGTTGTCTTTTGTGGTATGTTAACAAAGGGCACAACAGTTTGTTCACCATTAATTAAAAATTCATTATATCTGTTTGAATATTGATATGCCATTAGCTAAGTTTTGCTTTAGATATAAATACGTTTGCAGGCTTTTCGTCATTCCACGTTTTATTATTTGTGTTTTGGTTTTCAACCCAACCTAAACCTTTTATCAATTGTTGTTGTGCTTCAGTATTTGCGTTTTCAGTATCATAAGTAAACGTTCTTTTCTTTTTAAGTGTGAATGGAGTGTATTTTAAGAAATCTTTTAATTTTTCTTTTTCCATATAATTTATAAATTCTTTAGTGATGTTGTTTTCTTCAACAAATGCAGGTTTTGCAATTTTATCCCAATAAGCATCAAAAACTTCACTAATATTATCAGCACCGTTACCTATTAATCCCGTGTTACCAAGTATATTACCAATTAATGCATTTTTAAATGTTTCATATTTTTTACTATCGGTAACATCGTCAGAAACAATCATATAAACATTTCTAAAAATATCATTTTCAAATAAAGTATTTTCACTAAAAGGTACGAATACTTTTTCACCTGAAGGTAATTTATAAGGTAAAGGTAAAACTAAAGTTCCTTTATATTTTTTACCAGAATAAGTAAATTCTTGTTCAGTTTCTACAATCGTATTAAATTCAGTAATTCCGCTGTTTATTTTTTTAACATCATTTTCAAGTTCAACTAAAGTATCTGTTGCTGGTGATGAACTAGTATCAACCTCTGTTGTTGGATATAATATATATGAAAACACTTTACCGTTACTTTGTTGATACCCATCAGTTCCTGTATTAGGGTTTACACTATATGTTATAGTATTAATTCTTCCAATATATCCAATATAACTTTGTTGTACTGCAACCATACTATTTGTAATATTAGTTATCGCACTTTGAAATGAACTTCTTTTACCACCAACAAAGTTTGAATAGTTTTCCTTAACTTGTCTTATAAGTTTGTTTGAAAATAATTTAGAACTATCCGAGATAAACGTTATAAATCCTTCGTCACCGTCTTTAATGTCTTTAACAAGTTGTGCAAATATCTCATCTGTTCTCTTTTCTAAATTAGAAGACTTACCAAAAAGTATTGTTTTCTTATCTTTTTCTATTGTAAAATTACCCTCAGTATATACTCGTTCCATCATCCATTGTTGACGAACGGCATTATTATATTGGTTAACCGTTTCTCTATTTTTATTAACAACATTTGTAAAATATGATTGAGTCTCTGTCACAACTTTATCCATGAAAATACTATAGTTAATTGTACCTGTTTGACCTGTATCACTTATAACATTACTTGTTACAGTACCAATTGGTTTATCATTACTTTGACCATTATTAGGTGTTGATTGATTAATAGTTGGAGGCCCAACATTGCTTGGCGCCAATTTTAAAAATTCAGCGTCAATTACTTTATAACTTAAATCGGTTGCGTCCGCCCTATCATCATATATTTCAGTATTAGCATAATAGTTAAACGTTAACGCATTTTGTAATTTATCAACCGATTCTTTTAATCCGCTACCACCAACAAAATTAAATGATAAAGTAACATTAGCAATCATAGGTTGAACCCCAATACCTTCAGGGTTTATATCTAAATTTTCATATTGAATAGATAAGTTATTTGGAATTATCTTTGTATTGTAAAAATCTCCAACCCTTAAAATTAAAACGGGTGGTGCACCAAAAGACGTGTTTGTTGCATCATTATATACGGGTGTTGGTGCTCCGTCAATAGTTTTAATTGTTGGTATTGTATCACCAGGTCTCATACATTGTTGTAAGAACGTTAATCTTGAATTAAGACCTTCTGGAGTAATTGAGTGGAATGCTGGCTGAAAGAATTTTAATTTATCTCTAAGGTTGTCATAAACCATTGGAGTTTCTTCTTTAATTGTTTCAAAATAATCACACTCTGATAATAAAGAACGTAAAATTCTTTTACTTATATTATCTTTATTAACTATTTTTTCTTCAATTACTGGAACTGTTTCCGTTTTTGTAACAACATTACCTGTAATTACAGTAGTTTCTTTAGGAGGTGGTACAACTTTTGGCGCCTTTAATGTTGATTGAATGTCAGAAATATAGGCTCTTCTACAAGCCATTGCATTTGTTGTATAAATTTCTTTATTTAAAGCTTGACTGTCAGCACCATCACCATCACCACAAGAAACACTGCTTCCTGGCACAAAACTTTTAGTTTTATCGTCATACTTTAATACTTGAGCATTTTCACCTAACGCGGCACCAACTTTAACAATTAATCTTTGTGGAGTACCAGTGACATATTTTTTCATCTTAGTGTTACCTGTAATGTATATCGCAGCAGAATCAATTCTTCTTGCGGATAATTTATCGTTATATGCCTTTTTGGCTGCGGGTGATGTACTACTACTAATAATAATAGTTACCGTACCTTCGGGGTTATTAGTAAATTGTTTATCTAATTCATTAATTAACTTATCAATATTATCTTTGTTTGGTGTGACTACACTATCAAAGAATGAGGTTGTTTGAGCAGAAGTACTTGGTGATTTTTTCTGATAATCGGTTTTTTGTGAAATATATGGTCCATATAATTCAGCAAAATTTTGATTAAGTTTTTTTGGTATATCATTATCAAAATAAAAACCACTTTGTTTGTAGATTTTTAATTCGTCTTCAGGAGAACCTCCAGTTCCTGTATCACTAGATAAGTCAGGAGTTGTTTTAATTGTACTAATAGTATATTCTAACTGTTCTTTTGTTAATTCTTTTGATGAAATAGCTTGTTGTATGTCAAATAAATCATTAGGCGATATTGTATAATATTTTTTTGCAAGTTCATATAAATCATATTTTCTACATCCAGCAAAAAATGATTCTAAAATACTATCAACTCTAACTTTATTTGTTTCATTTGCCAACACTTTATTAACAATAACATTTAAAACAGACGGATGGTCAACAACTATTTTCCAAGTTAAACTACCAGACCTATTTGTACTCTTATAAGTGTATATTGGCTCTGGTCTGCCTATAAATTCATTGGCATTCCAATTAGCGGTAACAGTTTCACTAAAAGTTAAACCATATGGCGGGAACCACATAACTCTACCTCCGTTTGGTCCTCGTTCACAAACTGGTAAATCCGCAACAGCAAATCCTGGTGTGTTTGAAGTTGCCCATGCCAAATTTTCAAGTGAGAACATATATTTTTTAGCATACGCATTATTATAACTTCCAATCAAATTGGTTGAATCTTGTCCACCTTCTTGTTTGTTTGGAGCAATATTAAGATTATATGTCTTATCTAATACTGAATATGAAAATCTTCTACCTTCGGTTACAATACCATCAGTTTTTTGAAGGTCATTATATTGAAGATATGGTACGTCTTTAGCAAAAACTCTACAATATTCAGTTCCAACTTCTTGTCCAATAGAACCCGTATATTGTATAACCCTTGAGCCCTTAGTTAATTCTTTGTAACCATCATGGAATACCTTACTAACTTGGTCAATCGCATTACCAACGTGTTGTAATCTTTTACCACCTTCTGGTTGACTATCAATAAGTCTTTGAGTATCGTCAAGTATAGAACCTTGTTTAAATTTCCTTTCTGTAGATTCAGTTGTATTATATGATGAAGGTTTAAAGTCTTCATCTTGGTCCAATATAACCCCACCAACACCTACTTTCTTACCTGCATTTCCTTTGTATTTTGGAGATACCCAAGTAAATCCACCTTCAATACCACCACCATTACTATATGTCGGACCATTAGCCCCTAAACGAATTTCTTTACTTGGACCTTCATATAATTGTGCCAACTCATGTGGTCCATATACAGGTGATTGTTGTTCGTTACCAAACGCATCAACAGGTAATGCCCTACTTGGTGAGAATACTCTTGACGGGTCAGAACTTGTTGACCCAACATAAAAGTTAGAATTATTTGTTTCGGTACCTACAATTGCACCTCCTAATCTATCAAGTAATGTTCTATCGTAATTTGGTTTATATCTATTGTAGTTAATGTTTTTCCACAATATAGATTTTTGTCCCGCACCAGTATTGTTATAGAATATCTGTGTACCTGTTTTACCCGCCCCTAATAAATTACTAACAAAGTTACCTACCGCAGCAAGTGGATTTGCTAATAAAGCTTGTCCAATTGTTGTTGGTTGGCCAGGATTAATATTTGGGTCAAAGTATGAACCAGGTATTAATGAAAACGGTAAAAGACTACCACCTAATCTAAGTCCAAAGTCGGCTGCGGCTGTTATAGGATTAGAAGGAACGGTAATCTGATAATTAGGTTCAATTAACGGAACTCTACCTGTTAAAATATTAACAAGATTTGTACTACTATTAACATTTAAAAAGTTTGCACGACCAATAGTTTCTCTAATAATCGCTCTACCAATTCTTTCTTCAAATTCTTTTTTAAGTGTCTTTGCACCTAAACGGGCTATAAATGAATCTTGACTTAATAATCCATTACTACCTGTTGGGTCGGGACTTAATAAAATTGATAACGGTGTATATGAAGATGAATTAAAGGTTGTTGGATAAGGTTGATTATTATATAACTGTCTTATACCACCTGGTAATGAACTTGAGATTGTATCTGGTGTTGTAATATAAACACCAGCATCATATTGTTCTAACCCTCCATTACCAAAAGCATTAACGGCCAAATAAGGCCCAGTAATACCATTAAACCCTGTTTGTGCAGCAATCTTGGCTTGGTCAATAATGTTAGCGTCTTGTTGACCAGGACCATATTCACCTTTGTTTGATACTGTATTTAAGTTTCCACTAATATCAGGTGCTTGTTTATAACCTCCGTCATTACCCCATTTATTAAGTGGGTATTGTTTATCAGCAAAAAAAGTTGTATCAATAAGACCATCAGGACTATCAACTACAGAATAATCTGATTGAATGACTTCATAAGTTGTTGGAGGCGTAACTTTAGTAGGGGACTTAGCATATGGTACTAAATTCCTTGTTATAAGTTTTTTTCTAAAACCTTCTGAGCTTATATAATCTAATGGACTACCCATTTATACTTTTATTAATAAATAGGTTGATGGTGTTTTTTTGTTAGACATTTATCTTCTTTCTAACTCTTTTGCTTTCTGATTATAGTATTCGTAAATTTTTCTTTTGAATTCATCTGATTCAAAAAATGTTTTAAATTGTTGTTCACTAACACCTGGAGGAGCATCTACTTTAATTGTAATTGTGCCACCAAAATCTACTTGTGAATTAACATTTGTTGTCTTTGTTTTATTTTCTTGGGCAATCGCTGAACTTCCTTTACCAAAAACCGCACTTCTTGATAATGGTTCTGATTTTTGTGTTCCTGTAATTCCCGCAACTTTTGCTGTTGTATTCCCACCAATACCTGTTAAAATATCTGAAGTATATTTTCTAAACTCTTTTTCAATACCACTATCACCTTTAACTTTTTCATTACTTTTAACTAATATGTCTCTTAAGGCGTCCATACCTTTTGGACCTAAACTTGATGCTTGGGCTTTAAGGTCAGATTGAATTGATTCTAAGTTTTTAGTAAATGTTGCGTTATCCATTTTACCTTGTTCTTTACCAACAAATAAATCACGCATTCTATCAATAGCCCCTGTTACTTTTTCAGAAATAACTCTACTTTCAGGTACTTCACCTTCAACAGAAGAACTAACCGCTCTTGCAATTCTCTCAGCACCTCTAACGTTACCTTGAACATACTTTGAGGACGCAACCCCAAAAGTTGCCTTTGCAGCAGCAGATTGCATATTTGCCAATATGTCTTTTTGAACACCTAATTGACTTTTTTGTATATCTTCAACAGTTTTTGGAGCGTTCTTTTGTTGTTCAATTAACTCATCAAATTCTTCTTGATTAAGGTTTTGTAATTCTTTTTTGGTTCCATCTTTTAATTCAACCTCATATTTTCCACCTTTACCCATTTTGGATATGTTAGCCAAATATTGTTTGTCTTCCTCATTTTCAAACTTTAAACCCGCCAAACTAACTTCAGACAATCTTTTGTCTAATTCCGCTGCAGCTAAACCCATTTTACTCATTTCCGCAGCACTAACACCAGTTTGTTTTTCCATTTCTCTTAATGTTAAAACACCTTGGGGATTTATTTTAAATGATTTTGTCTCTTCATCAAAATATGTGAATTGTTTTGATACTTCAGCTAAACTATTTTGTAATCCAGATGGGTCGTTAATAGATTGATTCATTAAAGCAAATGGGTCTGCCAAATTACCAACAGACACTCCTAATCTTTGAAACGCGGCTGCGGTATCAATAGCTCCTTCAGGGTCTAAAACTCTATT